CACCTAAACTTGCGGTATCATACTTATAACGCATAGCGAATGCCAAACCAACTGGACCAGCCATAGGCTGAACACCAACGATCTCGTTAGTGATAAGCTCTGGGAATGTACGACGAACCATAGGGATTAATACCTTTGGAAGTCTTGCATCACCTGTTGCATAACTATCACTGTTAGAAAGACCAGTCTGACCAGGAGCAGAACCACCGTAAACACCAGCGATACCGCTAACGTTTCCGGATTCTTCAATGCACCAACGTTCTTGGTTTTCCATGAGGATGGCAGTAGATAAACGAGTGTGTTCGTCTTCTAATGGTTTTACTCGATCTGAACTATAGTTCAAGACCGGGGCCCATTTCTCCAATAGAGTGTTAGCACGACCTTTGTCGATAAATCCTGTTGAGGGTTTGATTGTATTCATATGTTTTTTATTTACCTTTCTTATTTTTGGATTATGTTTTTCTAGAAAAGAACCGTTCCTTTCTACAACTTTAAATCTTTTTTATGATCGTCTGAGTTCTGACAAGTAATCAGTAACAGGATTATAATCCTGTGTATTTGGTTTTACTGATTCAACTACTAATGAAGGAACCTTAGCATCTTTTGATACTGATTTGTTTTTTGCTTGTTCAGCAAGAACTGATCTTTCTTCATTTTCGTCTTTCTCAAACATATCTACAACGTAATTGAAATTTTCTTCAATATACTTTGGAGATTTGTCACATAAAATTTTTGTTAAATATTCTTTTTTGGATGAACCCATTCCTTTTGTTTTCTTTTCGAGAATAAGTGATGATTTTGCTTGTTCTACAAGGGTAGTTAGCTTTGCATTCTCATTATAGGATTCATTTAATTTTTCTTGAAGTTCGTTGATTTGATTATTTCCCTTTTTAAGAACTTCTTTTACATTTTCATTCAATTGTTCTGGATCAAGATTTAACATATTCTTGATTTTTTCCAATTGAGATTTGGCATGTGTATTTGCAACTGCTTCTTCTAATTGTTGTGTTGGTATTTGTTTTTCTAAATAAAGATCAAGATAATTGCTGATTTGATTGATTAACTTGTTGCTGAATTTTTCAGCCTTTTCATTTAAAGAAACTTTATAAAACTCTACAACTTCTTCAAGTTTTGCTGTATGGTTTTCATTGATAGCTTCAACAACTTGTTTTAATTTGTTGGTATGATCCAAGTCTAAAGCCTCGATCAAATTTTGAAGTTTTTCTGCATGATCTTCGTCTTGTTTTAAAAGAGCAGATTCTAATTGTAGAGAGGTTTTTGCTTCTACCTTTTCATTTACTGCTTTTTCAAATGCAACTGCAATAGCAGAAGCTGTCTCTTCATTAAGGACGCTTTGATCTAAATTTTTAAGAATCTTTGAAATATCCATATTATATAAAATTATTTACCTTTCTTTGATACAGTTTTGTTATTTTTCTTACAATCACTGCAATGTTTTTTCTTTTTTTTACAATCATCACAGCAGTAATCTTTATCTTTTACGATTTTTTTAATTTTTTGTTTTACTTTTTCGGTAAGAATTTTTTGTAAAAGTGAATCTGCTTGTGAGTATTTATTTTCACAAATATGTGTAACGAATTTTGAAATAGCTTTCTTCATATATTTATTTACAATGTTTTGAGTGCATTAATGAAAGCAATTACTTGCTCTTTCAAATATTGGTCCTTGTTGTTTCTTGGAAGATTACTGATATTTTTTTCAAATCTTTCAAACAGTGGTTCAAAATTTCCATTCTCGGTTAAAATCCATTGTTTAGATTCTAAAATTCCATTTACAAATGCAGTAGGAACAGATGGATCAGCAACAACATCAACAGCAACAAGTCTAAAATCAGAAACCTTATTGTATTGACCATCTGAATCAAGTCTTCCTAATGCTCTAGAAGAAACACCAAGTTTAACCCCATCAAGAATAAGAGATCTTACAATTTGTCCCATTGGAGTGGAAAGAATTCTGGATTTACCTTCAAAGATATTTCCATTTTGTTTTAATTCTGTAACTATGTGACAGATTCTTTCTAGATTAATCTCCGGGCTGGACGGATGATTGAGTTCCCCTGTTGATCTTTTCCCTGTAATCATTTCTTTTGAATATCTATCAACTTCTCTGACCATTTCTTCTAATGGATAAATTCTTTTATTTTTATTTGCTTCATTGGCCATTAAAAATGGTCCATGAATAAATAAATTTGATGGAGAGTTCCTGTTTTTTTCTTCCACCAAATATTGAACTTCGTATGTTGGTTCTTCAACCAAAAGTCGATAGGCATTATTCTGCATAGTATATTATTATTTACACTAATTAAGTGTAATTTCATTCTCAGTTAGTATTAAAAATAAAAAATTATTTTTTTCACACCACTTTTTTGCTGCATCAAACTTAGCCATATTCATTGCATATTGAACATTTTCATATACAACAGTTTTTTGTGATTTCTTATTTGATGCAACTGGTGGCTTTGTTTGTTTAAATGGTTTTACTTCAATTAAAACTTTTCTTGTTGTTCCATCTTTTTGCTTTATAAGAGCAACCATATCAACAAAATATCTATGTAATTTATTATCAAGTGGTGATATGTATGGAATAATAACAGACTCAGAACCCCATGTTAAAACATTTGAATTATTATCCAACATTCTCATTGCATTAAGTTCCATTTTAGAACGATACACAATAGGGAATGTTCCTTTGTATTTGTTAGGATTTAATGGATTGAATCTACCTTGTTTATAATTTGTATTTTTTTTAATTAATTGAGGTTTTATCATCCAACAAAAAATGCTGTTATTGGTTCTCTGTCTATTAAGTCTTTTGTAATTTCTTCTTCTAGCTGTTGTTTTTCTGATATACCCTGACTCATAACATCTTGATAATTTACTGTTTGATTACCAAATAAATTAGTTCCACTATATTTTCCTCTTACATGACCAATTGTAATCTTAGAAAGAGCCAAAACATATTTATAAACCCACAGCTGACTAACTATATCTCTAATTGGTTTTTGTACATGACAACCAATTAAACCATAATAAATTTGTTGAGTTGATGGTTCTGGTATAAGTTTCATATACTGGGTTTCAGGAGAAAATCTAACATATGGTTTTAATGCTAATAATTTTTCTCTTGTGTCCAACCATTCTTTAAGTGCATTCCATGTAATTAAATCATATCCAACATTTCCTAATAGATGACCAAAATATGCTTGTTGTGCAATTGTATGTTCAATTGTAAAAAGTGTATTAACACCAGAATTATTTCCTTCCATGAATGAAAAAACATCAACAACCTTTCTGTATTCATCCATATCAAAATCATAAGAAGCACTCAGGCTATTTCCTGTAGTAGAATCAATACGATTAGCATTGAATAATTCAGGAGTTATTGTAAAAAGCTTATCCATTCTAAGACCCTTTCCTGCTTCATAAAGATCTGATCTAAATACTAAATATTCTTCAGTAGTTCCTCCAAATTTTGTGAAATATTCACAAGCAATATCTATATTTTCATACATTTGCTCACTGCTTATTTCTACCTCAATTAAAGGTTCTCCTAATGATCTTCTTACTCTTTGAGCTAAATGATCATAACTTTTAATTTTTGAATTAAAAGTTGTGCTTCCATGGAAAGAATTTGGTAAAACTGGTTGTGGAGGATATGGCATATAAATTATTTATTAAATATTTGTTTATATTATGTTAATGCAGCTAGTTGGCTACCTACTGTAGCTACAGTTGAAACATTTTTTAATCTATCACCTATTGTACCAACAGCCGTAAGGGAAAGAGTTGACATATTCCAAATATCTTGTGGTCTAAGAACCGCTAATCCAACTGTATTATCTACAGGAATACCAAGAGCAACAGAATTAGCACTAGGAACATTACAAGTTCCTGTTAATAATCCACTTGCATAAGATACACCAGAACGAACATCTGATGCATTCGCTTGGTTAAACGGTCCATAATCTGCTGTAAAAAAATCACTATAAGTTCCTGCTCCGCTTTTAGCATATCTTAATCTTGCCGCTGTCGGTGTAGGGTCTACTAGGTATTTGAAACAAACAACGGCCTGTGTTCCGTTTTGTGATGAGGTTTGATTACCACTTATTTTAACATTCATTGTGGCTGTAGTAATGTATACACCTTGCGAAGTATTCGATGCTATGATATCTGATATTAAAGTTACATTACCAGTTGTACCTGTACTATAAAAACCATAAGATGCTACACCACTTCCTCCGGTTATACTACCACCAGATACGGTGGCATTACCTGTTGATCCGTGTTGAACACCATAATCCGCAGTTCCTCCTGTAATTACAGAGTTGTTAATTATTAAGTTACTAGCAGCCCCACTACTTACAATACCCGCTCCGGTTTGTGCTGTTATTATAGCATTAGAAATAGTGGTATTTCCTGTGGTAGTAATAGCTCCAAGTGATGAACCACCTATTATACTTCCACCATTATATGTAATTGTACCACCCGTTGATATAGCCCAAGCAGCAGTGCCTCCCGAACCCCCTGTTGTTGTGCAAGAATCATTAAATGTTAATTGAGGAGAACTACTTGTAAGAATGCCGTAACAAATAGCCCCAACCCCGCCATTTATCAAACTTGCATTTGAAAATACAATAGTTCCAGTTGAAGTCGATTCAATACCATGTGAACCAGTTGCTGATGTTGTACCAGCAACCCTACCCCCAGCAACAACAATATTTGAACAAGTGAGTGTACCACTCGATGAAAATAAAATACCCCTAGTAGATAAAGAAATTGGAGAACCAATAGAATAACAATTTGTAAGTGTAGAATTTGCTGTACCACTAATAGTCAAGCAGTTTGCAGAACCAGCTAATATATATGCTCCTGTAATATTATTACTTGATGATATTGTAAACCCTCCACCAGTAACAATAGTTAATGGAGTGTTTACATGGTTAAAAAGCGCCCCCATACGTCGAGCGGTTCCTGTGGTAGCTGTACCAGCATTAACAGCCTGAAAAATAGCACCAACTGTACTAGATATAGCAACTGCTGTACCAGCATTAGTACCTGGAAGAATACAATTCGCAACCAAAGCAAAGTTAGTAGTTCCAACTGAAACTA